ACAAATCAAAGAAAGAAAATAAAGCAAGAGCAAAACAATTAGATCGTGATATAAAAGGTAAGGGACTTCCAGGTGCTACTAAGGTTTCTGGAAGATGGGATGAAACAGATGATGATACTGGTAAAACCACAAAGGTTAAAGAACGTAGTCACGTTGTCACTTCTGGTAAAAAAAGTAAAAGGAAGTTTAAGAAAGCTATAAAAGCACTAGGTAAGAAGTATGGTCAGGATGCAGTATTGACACAAACCAAAAAGACTGGTACAGTATCAGCAACCCGAAAGGGTGGACTCGGTAAATCAGCAGGTAAACCTGTTAAAAGATTTGCCGCAGGAACGATGAAACCTGGTAGATCTTCACCAGAAGGTGATAGTAAAATAAAAGGAAAGACTTTTACTTACGGGTAATATGATACAGTTCAATATCGATCCAGAAGCACCTGATGATATATTAGGAGAAAACCCTCCTTATGATGATTGGTTCCACAACCCCCTTGATGATATGCCTATTGCAACTGACAACCCAAGACCTGAGGAAGAGATTGCTGATGCCTATGCATCGAGGCATGAATCCACTCCTGACTTTGAAAAGGATGCAGAAGAAATTGTAACTATGCACGAGAAAGCATATAGGTTAGCAAGATCTAAGTACAATCCATTTGCCATAGGTGGATCAGAAAGTATTCACGATTTTGAAGGAGGTTCTGAAAATGTCCAAAAACTATGATGACTCTAAGTGGAGAGAAGAATATAAGAACTATACTTCTAGTAAGTATGAGTTAGATCTCTTGGAGAATGGACCTAAAAGTCTTGCAGCTAGTTGGATGATGGGTGCGTTGCATAATAAATGGAAGAAGATGAAAGGATATAAAGATCCTGAACCACCTGATGTATCCTCATCCATGAGTGAGTTTTTTGATAAACAGAAGACAATAAAATAAGTGTCCACTAGGGGTTGAGCAGACCCCTTTTTGATGTATTATAGGTATATCGAAAACAAATTACATCATGACCTTTGAAGTTAAAATGACAAAAGACGAAATTATTGATGGTTTGAGAAGCACATATGGTAAAGAGTTCACTGCTGCTGATGTTCGTGGATTCTGTGCTGCTAATGACATTGCTTATCAAACAGTCACTAAAAAACTTAAAGAGTTTACAGTTGGTCGTGGTAAATGGAATCTAGAAGTTACCACAAAAGCAGTGGAGAATATTGAAAAGTCTTTCAGTGCTCCTGCTGTTGAACCCATTGTTCTACAAAACTTAGTTCCTACCACAGATGACACGTTTGTCAAGTTTGGTCCATTCACTGACCTTAAAAAAATTCTACAAAGTAAGTTATTTTATCCTACTTTTATTACTGGTCTTTCTGGGAATGGTAAAACATTCGGGGTAGAACAGGCATGTGCTCAACTAAATAGAGAATTAATTAGGGTAAATATTACAATTGAAACCGACGAAGATGATCTTATTGGTGGCTTTCGTCTTATTGATGGGAATACTGTTTGGCATAATGGACCCGTCACCGAAGCTTTGGAGAGGGGAGCTGTCCTCCTTCTAGATGAGATTGATTTAGCATCTAATAAAATCCTATGCTTACAACCAATCCTTGAAGGTAATGGTATCTTCTTGAAGAAGATTGGTAAGTTTGTGCAACCAAAAGCAGGGTTCAATGTAGTTGCCACTGCAAACACAAAGGGTAAAGGATCCGACGACGGTAGATTCATTGGTACTAATGTACTTAATGAAGCATTCCTTGAAAGATTTCCTGTAACCTTTGAGCAAGAGTATCCACCTGTATCAGTAGAGAAAAAAATCCTTGGAGGAATTGCTGCGAAGTTGGGTGTAACAGATACAGAGTTCATCAAGAGACTTGTAGATTGGGGTGACATCATCCGTAAAACATTCTATGATGGTGGTATTGAAGAGATCATTAGTACTCGTCGTTTGGTTCACATTGTTCGTGCTTTTAGCATCTTTAATAATAAGGCAAAGGCAATTCAAGTTTGCGTAAACAGATTTGATGATGAAACTAAGCAAGCATTCTTAGAACTGTATGATAAAGTTGATGCAGACTTCGAGTTGCCAAATGAGGAGAGTTGAGGTATGATTAATGCATGGAGCTTACTTTATGAGGAACTTAATGGTACTATGGACAAGACCTATCCAATTGAAAACAACGAATTGAATAACGAAAATATAAACATCACCACTGGAACTGGGAACACTGCAATTTACAATGTTCCTGATTCACCATTAGATGATATTACTTTTCCTAGTGGAAGCACTGATGAAGATTCTATTAGTATAGCAGGTGGTGATGTCATTGATTTTACTTCACCAGACTATTCTGTTGATACTCTTGATTTAGATTTTTCTAAATGTTATAGTCAGGATGATGTAATTACTTTTGATACACCCACACCTGGAATAGAAAAAGATTGTACTAGAAAGTATAAAGAAGATGAGTCTATCGAAGCTCTTAAAAATTATATTTCTACCACTTATGGTGGACACTATACTTCTGACAATAATAACGTCCAGACACTTGATCTTATTGAGTCCGTAGGAGATGCAGAATCATTCTGTCGTTCTAATGCAATCAAGTATTTAAGTCGTTACGATAAGAAGGGGCAAGCAAAACGTGATATACTAAAAGCACTACACTATTCACTCCTACTATACCATTTCAGTGGGCAATTAAATGAAACTTCGACCCGTGGTTATGAAACTTTCTGATTCAACTCTTTCTTTACTTAAAAACTTTTCGACTATTAATCAGTCAATTTTGTTTAAGCAAGGTAGTAAACTTCGCACTATTAGTGTCATGAAGAATATTCTTGCAGAAGCAACTATTGATGAAGAATTTCCTAAGGATTTTGGTATCTATGATCTGAATCAATATCTAAATGGTTTAGGTCTTTACACTAGTCCAGAACTTGATTTTGTTAACGATGGTTACGTTGTAATCAAAGAAGGAAGATCTCGCTCTAAATATTTCTTTGCTGATCCTAGTGTAATAATTACACCACCAGAGAAGTCAATTGATCTCCCTAGTGAGGATGTTACTTTTGATTTGAGTACAGATCAATTAGACAAGTTACTTAAAGCAGCAGCAATCTATCAACTTCCTGATCTAGCTGTTGTCGGTAAGGATGGTGTGGTTAAAGTTGTTGTAAGAGATAAAAAAAATGACACCTCAAATGATTTTGCTATCACTGTGGGTGAAACAGATGCAACCTTCTCCTTTAATTTTAAGGTAGAAAATATTAAGATTCTACCTGGTACTTATAGTGTAGTTGTGTCTCAAAAACTTCTTTCACGTTTTACTAATAAGAATCAAGATCTTGTATACTACATTGCACTCGAACCAGATTCTACTTTTGAATAATGTCTAAATCTCATAATTACAAGAACCCTTCCAAGACACAAGATCTTGGACATGTAGAGGCACAAGTCACTAAGGGTAAAAAGTATTATGATAAAGATGGGTGGGAAATATCTCCACCTATAAGTGATAGAGAATGTATCTATCGTTGTTTGGAAAATTGTCAAGAACTTTCTGGTCTTGATAGGAAACAGGTGCAGAGATTGATGGAAGATTTTAAGACTAAGAAAACTAAATTTGTACGCAACGAAGAGTATCCTGTATTATGAGCAAAGAAATTCCTACCAAGGATTATATGCAAGATGGATGGGACTCTGGTCCCATTGGTTGTCATCCCTATAAACGTGGGAGTAGGCACAATAAAATTGGAATGTGGATTATGTACATTTTCTACGGTATTGTTCTTATACAAGTGCTTCATGCAATGACAGTCATACCATTTTTTCCAATTACTTTTTCAATATTATTAGGATTAGGATTTATTTGCTACGTTGCTTGGAGGGCAAGTTAAAATGGAACTAACAGACTTAAATGTTAATAATGTTTTGAATGAAATCCGTCCTTACATCGAAGCAGATGGAGGATATTTGGAATTTGTATCAATTGATTATCTAGAAGAAGGACCAGTTGTATTTGTTAAACTTTTAGGTGCGTGTGAGTCATGTGCTATGAGTGCTATGACACTTAAACAAGGTATAGAAAGTCACTTGCAAGCACAGTGGCCAGAAATTTCACAGGTGATTCAAATATGAGATTAACACAAGAAGTAATTGACAAGATTCAATTGGCAATGACTCACACTAAAATGAATGGTGAAACCAATTGGAAAGATGGTGATGAGATTGATGTGTGTCTTGGTGGCACATTTGCAGGTGATAAGTTTATTAGTATCATAAACAGAACCCGTAGTAACACTACTAAAAAATGAGATTTAAAGCAACAGTTTATGTTAGGTTGAGAGGATCTGTATCAGATGCTGCTGGTAATGCAGTAATGAATAATACTAAAAGAGTTGCTCCTAATCTTGAACCTCATTTGTTGAGGATAGGTAAGGCAATTGATTTTTGGTTTGATGCAGTAGATTATGAAACAGCAGAGAAAGAGTTATATACTCTTAGTGATTTGTTGTTGGCAAATACAGTGGTAGAAGATTGGAGTTTTGAACTTTGTGAAACAGAAGAAACTGGTATAGGAGATATATCAAATGATAATGCAGGTACATCAAAGCATCATTTGTTTGGAGAATGAAAAGAGCATGGAGGGTATGGAAGTATGCACTGGGTAGTTTCGATGATGAAAAGACTAGACGATACGACAACTACATTGTTCTGGTACGTTCTTTTATTTTCATTTCTTATCTCATTACCAACTGTGTTATTGTTGCGGGGGTAATCCGTCACTGGAATTCATTATGAAACATATTCTATTTGATTTTGAAAAATGTTCATTTGACATTTTAGATAATGAACTTTACATAAAGTTCAGTTTAGAAGGAGCAGCAGAATTAGCAGGATGTAAGATTCTTAAAGTTGAAACTCATAAGTTTGAACCACAAGGTGTGACTGCATATGCTTTATTAGCAGAAAGTCATATGAGTATTCATACTTGGCCAGAAAAAGGTATTGCAAAGTGTGACATTTTTACTTGTAGTAGTGACAATGATCCACTGGCGGCGATAGAATATTTAAAGAAACGATTTCAAACTATCCACGTTAACAGGTGGACTTGCGATAGATCATTATGAATATCTTTGTTACTAACTGGGATCCACATATATCAGCAAAAGTATTGCCTGATAAGCATGTGGTCAAGATGCCTTTGGAGACCTGTCAAATGCTCTCTATTATCTTTTCACATTGGTATTATGATTGGGGTGATGATCTAGTTAAAAAGATAGATGGAACTCCATACAAGACCTCTAAGGGTGCATTCAGAAACCATCCATGCACTCAGTGGGCAGCAGCAAGTATATACAATACTGCATGGTTAATTCAACATGGATGTGCCTTAGTTGATGAATACCATCATCGCTATAATAAAGTGCATGGATGTGCTGATGCTTTGTTTGAAGCAAAGAAAACATTCCATAAACTTGCAGGAGAAGTAATTACATGTTATTGTATGGTGGAGTCCTTTACTCGTGCAATGCCTGATGAGTATAAACATGACACAAGCATTGACACTTTTACTGCTTACAAAAATTACATTAGGAGCAAACCTTGGGCTGCAACTAATTATTTACGTGACCCATCCAGAAAACCAGATTGGATCTAATTTATGAGAGTAATTGATAACTTTTTACCTGAATATCAATTTAAACAATTTCAATCCGTTTTTTTAGGGAGTTTTTTTCCTTGGTATTGGAATGAACAAATTGTATATCCTAGAGAAGAAGGTTACGATCCCAAAGATTATCAATTTACTCACACTCTTTTTGATAGGAGACCTCCTTGGAATGGTGGTGAGTCAGATTATTATCAATATGTAGAAAATAGTTCAATTTTTAGTTTGTTAGGTGTAAATGAATTGGAAAGAATAAAGATGAATTTAACTTCTAGATCTATGTTTAATAAATCTAGTGGATGGCATATAGATGTTGAATCAAATTCTAATACTAAAAATACCGCAGTTTATTATCTCAATACTTGCAATGGATATACAAAGTTTAAAAAAGGTGGTAAAGTAAAGAGTGTGGCAAATAGAATAGTTATTTTTGATTCTCAGTCGTACCATCAAGGGTATACTTGTACCGATCAAAAAAGGCGAGTCGTTATGAATTTTAATTGGACCTAATTTATGAGAGATGAATTTCTTTGGGTTGAGAAGTATCGACCTAAGACAATTGAAGAATGTATTCTACCAGAACAAACTAAGAAAACTTTCTTAGAATTTCTAAATAAAGGTGAGATACCAAATATGCTTCTTGCTGGTCCTGCTGGATGTGGTAAAACTACCGTAGCAAAAGCATTATGCAATCAATTAGGAGTAGATGTTTATGTCATTAATGGATCGGATGAAGGAAGGTTTCTTGATACAGTTCGGAATAATGCCAAGAACTTTGCGTCTACAGTATCTCTCAGCAGCGAGTCAAAGCATAAAGTCATCATCATCGACGAAGCAGACAATACCACTCCCGACGTACAACTCCTTCTTAGAGCGAGTATTGAGGAGTTCTCCAACAATTGCAGATTCATTTTTACCTGCAATTACAAGAACAAAATCATTGAACCCCTCCACAGTCGATGTGCTGTTATCGAATTTGGAATTAAAGGAAAGCAAAAAGCAGATATCGCAACATGCTTTTTCAAGCGTCTTAACTCAATTCTGGAACAAGAAAGAATAGAAGCAGATAAGAAAGTCTTAGCAGAATTAATTAACAAACATTTTCCTGATTGGAGAAGAGTTCTTAATGAGTGTCAAAGATACTCAGTTGGTGGTAAGATAGATACTGGTATACTTGCTCATTTTAGTGATGTTAAGGTAAATGATCTCCTTAAAAACCTCAAAGAAAAGAACTTTCCAGAAGTACGTAAATGGTGTGTCAATAACTTGGACAATGATCCTTCTGTATTATTGCGTCGCATTTACGATAGTCTATACGAATCCCTTGTCCCTAGCTCTATTCCTGCTGCCGTTCTTATTATTGCGAAATATCAATATCAAATAGCATTTGTTGCAGATCAAGAGATAAATATGCTTGCGTGTTTGACAGAAATCATGGTAGAATGTAATTTCAAATGACAAACCTTGAAGAAAAAATCAGAAATGCCGAAGAGCGAATTTCTGAATTGAACACACTAATTCATCATTGGAGGAAACAAAATGATCTCAAAAGAGAAAGTAAGGAATCAAGTAAAGTCTAGATTTTATTATCTATTCTGGGGTATCGCCACATTTTCTGTGGTAGCAGGTCAAGTCTATGTTGGGTCTGGATATAGAATGTTTGCTCGTTCTTTAAATAGAATCTTTGATACTATTGAAGTAGAAGTTCGTGGAGATTATGGTCCGAGATTTTATTAATGAGAATAGAAACAAGAGAGGCAATGGAGATGTTGTTCTCAGCAAAATGGAATTTACCAAAAGCAGCAAAACATTGTAATTTAACTCATAAAGAAATGAAGATTACTTTTAGTGAGTACTGTGCTTTGCACGAACCAACTTATATTAAATTTGAAAATGCAATTCAGTTGCACATAAATTATGAAAGCATTAAAAACCCCTCTTAGATATCCAGGTGGCAAGTCTCGTGCTTGTACCAAGATGGATCAATATTTTCCAGATTTGAGAGAGTATGCAGAATTTCGTGAACCATTTCTTGGAGGTGGTTCTGTTGCTATACATGTAAGTAAGAAGTATCCACACTTAAAGATTACTGTTAATGATCTTTATGAACCTCTTATAAATTTCTGGACACAGTTACAGCAGTTTGGGGATGAGTTAACAGATAAGTTAATAGATTATAAAATCAATCATCCAGATCCTCCTAAGGAATTGAGAAAGGAAGAGGATACAAAGTTTCCTGCAAAAGAATTATTTCTTAATTCAAAAGAAGTTATTAATAATAAAAGTCTTGATGATATAGAAAGAGCAGCAGCATTTTATATTGTCAATAAGTGTTCATTTAGTGGATTGACAGAGAGCTCATCTTTTTCAAAGCAAGCATCTGTTTCTAATTTCTCTATGAAGGGGATTGAAAAGTTGCGAGGATATTCTGAGATAATTTCTCATTGGCATATAAATTCATATTCTTATGAATATTGTTTGAGAGAGAATATTCATGATAATCTTTTTATGTATCTAGATCCTCCTTATGATATTAAGGATAATCTTTATGGAAAGAAGGGTTCTATGCATGAAGGATTTGATCACGATAAATTTGCAGAAGATTGTCAATCAAGTACAATAGATATGTTAGTAAGTTATAATTCGGATCAACTTGTCAAAGATAGATTTACTGGGTTACAATGGAAAGCAGCAGAGTTTGATCTAACATACACCATGAGGTCGGTTGGTGAATATATGAGAGAGCAAAAAGAAAGAAAGGAACTTTTACTTTTTAATTATGGAATTAAAGGATTGGCTTAATTCAATTAACTTTAATAAGCAGGATCTTATTGAAGAAGATCCTTCAACGATTAAAGATTATCCTCCATACATTATTAATCGTTGTTTATCAGGGCATCTTGACTGTGTGATGTTTGCTAATGAGATGAATAAGTATTCATTTCTAGATAAAGACATGCAATATTCTTTTTATCTAAATACAATTAGAAAAAGGAAGAGATTTTCTCCCTGGCTCCGTAAGGATAAAGTCACGGACCTCGAAATCATTAAACAATACTATGGTTATAGTAATGAAAAGGCATCTAATGCTCTCAAAATATTAACCCCTGAACAAATCAATTACATTAAACAACGACTTGATACTGGAGGAATGAAATGACTACTTCTACGCAAGAGCCAGAAGTTAAATGGTCGCAAGATCAGATGGTAGAAGTGCTTCTCAATGAACCTGATGACTTTTTAAAGGTTAGGGAAACACTCACAAGAATTGGTGTAGCATCCAGAAAAGAAAAAAAACTTTACCAAAGTTGTCATATATTGCACAAACAGGGAAGATATTATATAGTGCATTTTAAGGAACTCTTTGCTTTGGATGGTAAACATGCTAATCTCACTTCTAACGACGTACAGCGTCGAAATCGCATTACTCGCTTACTTGCTGATTGGGGACTTATCTCTGTAGTAAAATCAGAAGCAGTTGCAGATATTGCTCCACTAAATCAAATTAAAGTTTTATCTTATAAAGATAAGGGTGATTGGATACTAGAGCAGAAGTATAATATAGGTAAGAAAGGAAAGACCCAAGATACGAAGGAAACCGAATAAAAATGTAGGGGATTCACCATCCCCTTTTTTTGTATTACATGGTTAAATAGTAATGTCGCCTTCGGGGACACAACTTACACTCGCTTA